AACCCTCACCACCATTCTTGACCTGCTCGGACTGTTGCTCATCGCGGCCGGTCTCACCTACGGGATGTGGCTGCAGATCGGACCATGGGCGCTGATCCTCGGCGGTGTGGCCGTGCTGATCGGGTCGTGGCTGGCCGCCCGCGGTGACGGGCCGTGAGCCTGTTCGGCCGCCGCGAGTCCCGCAACGTGGACTGGTGGGGCGCCGGCTTCGAGGGTCCGCCACTGTCCGGCCGGGTGGTCACCCCCGAGTCGGCGGTATACCTGGCGCCGGTGTTCGCGGCGATCCGGCACCTCGTCGACTATGCGGCCACATCGGACCTGGACGCGTACCGGGACAACGGGGACGGGACCCGCGCCGAGGTCGCACTGCCGCAGTTCCTCCGCATGCAGGACGCCCCCGGGAAGGCCGGCCTGGGCCAGTTCATCGGGCAGGCCATGTACGGCGTGGTGGCGCACGGGAACGCTGTCGGCTGGAAGGTCGACGTCGACGCCTACGGCAACCCCACCGACGTCGCGTGGCTAAAGCGCACCCAGTACGCCTATGACCTGGTCGCCAAGCGGTGGCTGGTCGGCGGCGCGCCGGTCGACGCCTCACGCATCGTCCACGTCCCGTGGATCGTCCCCCCCGGTGAGGTGCTGGGCCTGTCCCCGATCGAGCACTACCGCTCCATCGTCTCGGCGGGGCTGTCGGCGCAGGAGTACTCCGACCTGCGGCGTGGGGGCGGTATCCCGCCGGCGATCTTGAAGAACACCGCCACGACATTCTCGTCGGAGGACGCCGACACGATGAAGCGCCGCGCGGTGGCCTCCTTCGCCGACGGCAAGCCGCTCGTGACCGGCTCCGACTGGGACTTCAGCATGGTCTCCATCCCGCCGAACCAGGCGCTGTTCATCGAGACCATGAAGATGTCCGCCAACCAGATCGCGGCCATCTACGGTCTGGAGCCTCGCGAGGTCGGGGGTAACCCGCCCGCGGGCAGCGACACCCTGAAGTACGTCAACGACGAGTCCCTGGCGCTGAACAGGGCGCAGAACGCCCGCCCCTACCTGGTGCGCCTCTCCGACGCCCTGTCCCGGCTGATGCCCTTGAAGCAGTACGTCGGCTTCGACCTGAACACCGCGACCGCCGTGGACATGAAGACCCGTTTCGAGATCTACCAGATCGAGCGGGCGCTGGGCACCATGTCCCGCAACGAGATCCGCGCCGCGGAGGACCGCCCCCCGATCCCTGGCGGCGACGACTACACCCCAGCGGCGCCCGGCCCGACCCCGCCCCCCAGTACGCCCAACCGGGCAGCGAAACACACCGAAGGAGATACCCCGTGACCGGTGACCTCGAGCGCCGATACACGCCGGTTCGGGTGGAGATCCGAGCCGGTGCGGAAGGCGCCATGATGATCGGCGGCTATGCCGCCAAGTTCAACCGCATGTCCCAGAACCTGGGCGGCTTCGTGGAGCGCATCGACCCCGCGTTCTTCAACAAGTCCCGCGGCGACGGATGGCCCGGCGTTATCGCCCGCTACAACCACGACGACAACATGCTGCTGGGCACCACCGGGGCCGGAACGCTGCGGCTCGGGGTCGACGAGGTCGGCCTGAGCTACGAGGTCGACCCGCCGCAGGCCCGCGCGGACGTGTACGAGCTGGTGCAGCGCGGCGACGTGAGGCAGTCCTCGTTCGCGTTCGAGATGTTCGAGGACGACTGGGCCACCACCGACCAGGGCTTCCCGATGCGGACCCTGCTGTCCGGGAGACTTCACGACGTGGCGCCGGTGAACACCCCGGCGTATGAGGACACGTCCGTGGGCCTGCGGTCATTGGCCGCGAGGTTCGAGGCCCCGCTGGAGGAGGTCCGCAAGCTCGCGCAGGCCAACGACCTGATCCGGTTCTTCAAGCGCACCGACGCCCCGACGGTGGGCCGGTCCTCATACGCGGCGCTCGCCAAGAGTCTGTCCCTCGACCCGGATGTCACTCTCTGACATCCGTTCTATCCGCTGAACCAGGCAGGGCGACTCCCACTCGGTTCGGCGTAGTTCACCGCAGTTCCATCCGGCAGGGCGACCCCACCGGGACTCACCACCGCTGTCCGAGTCCCGTGAAAGGGGATCCGTCATGTCGTCGATCGCAGATCAGCTCATGGAGCGCCGTGCGGCGCTCATCGTCAAGGCCCAGGAGGTCGCCCAGCTGGGCGTCACCGAGGCCCGCGACCTGACCGTGGAGGAGCAGACCTCCTTCGACAGGATGATCGCCGAGGCCGGCACCATCCTGGAGCGCGCGAAGTCCCTGCACGAGGGCGAGAAGAACGCCAACGCGCTGGAGACCTCCTTCCGCAAGGCCACCGGCCGCGAGCTGCGGGACGAACCCGGTCCCCGCGAGTCCGAGTTCGGCAAGTGGGCCCGCGAGGCCCGCATCGGTGACTTCTACGAGATCGTCCCCGTGTTCGGGGCCGAGAAGCGGGCCATCCAGACCAGGGGTCAGGAAGTCCGCGCCATGTCCGCCACCCTGGGCGCCGGACCCGACTCGGTGTACGCGCAACTGTGGCAGTACGCGGTCGCCGGTTCGCAGCTCCTGCAGTCGGGCGCGGACATCATCAACACCAGCGACGGGAACAGCCTGCCGCTGCCGGTCGCCACGGCGCACGCGACGACGGGCTCCACGCCCGCTGTCGTGGCCGCGAACGCCGCGCTGACGGCCTCGGACGCCACCCTGGCCACGGTCAACCTGACCGTGAACAAGTACGGCTACCTGACCCTCGTCCCGTCCGAACTCGTGTCGGACACGACCTTCGACCTGGAGGGCTACATCGCCCAGTCCGCCGGGCGTGACCTGGCCCGCACCATCGGCGCCATCGGCGCGGCCGCTGTGATCGCCGGGTTCACCACCGCCGGCGTCACCGGACCGGTCGGCACCACGGTGTCGCTGGGCAACCAGGCCACCGCCGGGCAGGGCTCGGACCTGCTGTTCCAGCTGTTCCACTCGGTGCTGCCGGAGTACCGCACGAACGCGGCCTGGCTGATGGCCGACCCCACGGCGTCGCTGATCCGCCAACTCAAGGCCTCCACGACCGGCATCTCGGTGTGGCAGCCCGCGCTGACCGCCGGGGATCCGGACATGCTCGTCGGCAAGCCCACGTACATCGTCCCGCAGCTCCCCGCGATGGCAGCGAACGCCAAGCCCATCTACTTCGGTGAGATGACGGCGCTGAAGATCCGCCTCGCGGGCGGAATTCGCTTCGAGAGAAGCAACGAATACGCCTTTGGCAATGACCAGGTGGCGTATCGGGCAGTTATTCGTTGCGGCGCCGTGACCGTGGACCCAAACGCGGTCAAGTTCCTCGCAAACAGCGCCACGTAGGTCCCGACAACAGTTATGGCCAACCTGCTGTGGTATCCTATCTGTATGGGATACGCAGCCGGAGAACGGAAGAAGAAGCCAGCGCCTGGACTCGACCCCCGCGTGTGTGTCACGTGTGGGGTCGAGTTCCAGCCCTACCGATCGAGCCAGATCTACTGCTCGAAGAAATGTTCCGACAACGGGCCACAAGCCACGGCCACACGGCAGGCATATCTCGCCCGCCCGGAGATCAAGGAGCGAACGCAGGCCCGCCGACGGGTCTCGACCGCTCCAGATCCAGAATTGATTCGCCTGTATAACTTGCGCCAGGCCATGCATAGATACGGAACCACTCTCGACTGGTTCCAGGCGAAGCTCGCGGAGCAGCAAGGTGCCTGCACTCTCTGCGGGCATGTCCCACCGCCGAATGGGATCAAGTCTGCGGCGAGGCTGCATGTCGACCATGATCATGTGACGGGCGCACTGCGGGACTTGCTCTGTACCCGCTGCAATCAGGGACTCGGCTATTTCCGTGATGACCCGTTTCTGCTCCGCGCAGCCGCCGACTACATCGAACGTCACCGTAGGTGAAAGGAACAGGCATGAAGGTGCGTGTCGTCAACCAGCCGTCGGGCCTGCTCAACGGTCACGCATGGCCGGAGGCTGGGCAGGAGATCGACCTTCCGGACGTGGTCGCGGAGGGAATGGCCGCGGCGGGTGCCGTCGAGATCGTCAAGGCCGCGAAGACGGCGGCCAGCAAGCCCGAGGACAAGGTCGAGAAGCGCCCGGCCCCGACCGCCAAGGTCGAGACCCGCAAGCCCTAGTTTTCTCACCGCTCGATGCCCCAACCGGGGCTCGCTCCAAACCAACGCCCCGGGAGGGCATCGCTATGGCCCGCTACGCCGTGCAAGCCAAGTCGCAGAGCGCACAGCTCTCCGGCGTCAACTCGACCACCACCGTCAACGGCTACATCGGCTATCTCGGGGCCTCGGCCACGGCCGGGTTCCGGCTGCGCCGCGTCGGCGCGTCGTGCATCTTCTCCGGGGCGATCACCTCGCAGCAGATCCAGCTCGGTGTCTACAACCAGACCGTCGCCCCGTCCGGCACAGGCCTGGTCGCCGCGGTGAAGGGCGCGCCGTTCGAGATCTGGACGCCGGCGGACCCGACCGTCGGGGTGATCGTCACGAACGCCATCACGATCGGCACCACCGGCCCGACACTGACCACGGCCACGGGCCCGCTGAAGACGATCACGTTCAACTCGCAGACCTGGGTCGACTACCCGATCGAGGCCTACGAGGAAGTTGTGTGCAACCTGGGCACCGCGAACGGGATCGCGTTCGTGAACCTCGCCGGAACCCTGCCGACGGGCTGCCAGATCGTGCTCGACGTCGAGTATGAGGTCTAGTTCGGCGCTGATCGGACCGGAGGACCACGCGGAGTGAGGTAGTCGATGGCTGCCGTCACCGCCACCGTCGGCACCACCGCCGACACCAGCAACGTCACTACCTACACGACGGCATCGTTCACCCCGACTGCGGGAACCCTCCTCGTCGTCCTGGTCAGCTCGACGGGGTCGGTCGCCACCGCCCCTACGGTGACCGCCTCGGCGAACAGCATGACGTTCACCTTGGGCTCAACTACGGCCAACTACGGCGTCGGCGGCATCCACACCCTCTACGCGTTCGTCTCCAACCAGTTAGTGCCGTCGAGCCCGGCAGCGATGACGGTGACTTTCACTTGCACGGCGGACGCCTCGACCGGTGTGGTCCTGTTCACCGCTGCCGTGTCCGGCATGACGAACACCGGTTCTGCTGCGATTCGGCAGATGGCAGCCGAGAACGCCCAGGTCTCCCCGAACACCCCGACGGTCACGTTCGGGTCGGCTTGTTTGACCGGCAACCCGGTGGTCGGCATCACCAGCCAGGTCTCAGTCAACAACCCGGGGGCACCAGCCTCGTGGACCGAGCGCGGCTTTCTCACCATCGCGACTCCGACGTCCGGGTCCGAGTACGCCAGCATCGACTCCGGGTTCACCTCCGCCACGGTCACCTGGGGTGGGGCATCCTCCGGTAACCACGGCAGCCTTGCCCTGGAGCTCGACGCGTCCAGCGGTGCCACAGTCACGGTGCCGCCCTCGAACACTGTCGCCCGTGCCCGGCTGGTGCCGCAGGTCAGGGCATTCGTCGCGCTGGCCGCGCCTGCGACTGCGGTCCCAGTCGTGAACCGCGCCCGGCGGGTCAGTCCGGCGCCGGTAAGACGTGCGCGGGGCAAGACGCCGGTCCCGATCATCGCCCCACCGGTGAACAACTGGCGGCCTTGGCAGTCCAGCCCCAGCGTGTGGCGGCTGTTCAAGTCCAACGCTGCGACCGGTGCTCCCCTCCCACCCGTCGCCGTGCCAGTCAACAACTGGACCGCGCCCGTCACGACTCAGGCGAAGCGCCGCTGGCTGCCCGCCCGTAAAGCCCGGTCCACGCAGCCGGTCCCGCCGACAGTCGTCCCGGTCCCCATTGAGGTCCGGCGCCCCCGACTCATGCCGCGCCGCGCGCGCACGACACCGCCGGTCCCGTCAATCGCAGTGCCGTTGAACAACTGGACCCCGGCTATCCCGGCCAGGTCACAGCGGCGCTGGCTGGGAATGCGGCGGGGCAAGACTTCCGGGGTCATCCCGCCCGTTGTCGCCCCGGCGAACAACTGGTCGGCGGCCATCGGGACGCATGCCCGGTTCCGCTGGGTGTCCCCCCGGCGCGGACGCATCTCGACCGTGGTGCCGCCTGTCACTGTTCCGGTCAACAACTGGAGCCCGATCGGGTCACGCAGCAGGCGGCGCTGGCAGCCCGCCCCGAGGCCCAAGAGCGCCCAGCCGGTCCCGCCGACTGTCGTACCGACGGTGCTGCCCCCGCACCGCCGTGCGGTCCTTCTATCCCGCCGGGGTCGTTCAGCGGTCGTTGTGTTGCCGACGCTCCTACCGCCCACGTTGCCTCCGGCACCCACCCGACGACAACGGCCACCGCTCCGCCGGGTCATCCGCCGGGCCTTCGAGTTCCTGTATCTCGTCAGCCCGGCCGTGGTAGTCACGCCCGGCAACATGCAGGCCGGTTCCGCGCAGGCCCCCGGGATGGAACCCACCCAGGTCAACCAGCCGCAGATGTGGGGGACCGGGTGAGCATCAAGTCCTCCATGCTTCCCGGTGGTGCGCTGGACATCCCACCGGCCACCTATCTTGCACAGGCGCAGGCCGACGCCTCATCCCGGTATGCGCGGGTGATGTCCCAACTCGACGTGTTCGGCCACTCCTACACCACCAACGGGGCATCGGCCCCGCCGTACCTGTGGCAGAACTGTCTGGCCCGGATCCTCGGCATCGGCGTCGGGTCTGTTGCCGCCATCACCGGCGTCACCAACGCGTCCGGGATCATCACCTACACGGCGACCAACAACTTCGCGGCCGGGCAGATCGTGAACATCACCGGTGTCGTGTGCAGCCCGGCCTCGCCCAACGGCTACAACATCGCCGACGTGATCGCCTCCGCCACCTCCACGACCTTCACGATCGCCGCCCCCGGGACCGGCACGTACGCCTCCGGCGGCACGGCCCGGCTGGTGTCCGGGCTTACCAACTACGGGGTTTCGGGGTCGCAGCTGTGCAAGGGCAACGGCCTCGGCCAGGGCGGATATGCGGCCACCCTGCAGGCGATCAGCCCCACCGGGACCAGGGACCTGTCCTTCGTCGCATACTCCCCGAACCTGGGAATGACCGCATTCATCACCGGCCTGAACGATGCAGGCGACGCGGTCACCGGCAACGGCGCCAACATCGCTGCCCTCGTCCCGGCGTGGAAGCACGCCATGCGCACCGTCATCTCCCGCACCCAGGTCTCCAGCCTGTACGAATCGCCGGACGCTACCTATATCACTCTGGGCGGCACCGGGTGGGCTACGTTCGGCAGCACCAACCAGAACTCCGGTCCCGGCTACTCCCAAAGCTCGAGCACCGGTGTGACCGTGACCATCGCGGTCCCGTCCGGTTGGCTTGGCGGCACGCTGGTGCTCGGGTTCGTCACCAACCGGGTCGGCGGCGCAACCCCGGCCTCGACCGTGACCCTGACCGTGGACTCGACACCTACCGCTCCCGTCGGGTTCGGGTCGGCCACGTTCAGCACCGACCAGGTGAACCTGGTCGCCACCGGCACGCAGGGCGGACTGGTCGCCCGGCTGCCTCTCACGGCCGGGGCGCACACCGTCGTCGCCACCGGGTCGGCCGGTGGGCTGGCCTTCGACTATCTGGCTGTGGAAGCGAACACTCCGCGCCCGGTCCTGTTCGCCAACATCGCCAAGACGCCAGCCTCAACGTCGACCACGCGGACAAGCATCGACGCGCTGAACGCCGCTACCCAGACGGTCCTCGCCGAGTTCGGGACCTGGGCGGTCTACGTCGACATCGACTCGCTGCTGGGCCTGAACAACGCCTACTTCGCGGACCAGACGCACCCCAACGACATCGGCCACGCGCTGATCGCGCAGGCGATGGCCACAGCCATCAACGGGCTGTCCCTGACCACTCGCGCTTACCTGTAGGGGGTTCGGTGGCAACCACGTTCTACGACCTGGGCGACGTGAACCGGGTCTCCGTGGTCGTCACCGACAGCACCGGCATCCCAGCGAATGCCGGGGCCGTGGTCCTGACCGTCACCGCCCCCGACGGCACCACCTCGACCCCGGCCGTCTCCAACCCGTCCACCGGCAACTACCAGGCTGACATCACCATCACCCAGTACGGGCACTGGGGCCTGTCCTGGGTCGCCACCGGAGCCAACGCCTCCGCGTTCACCGACTCCTTCAACGCCCAAGCCTGGACATCGCTGGTCTCCCTCGCGGAGATAAAGACTCACCTGGGTATCACGTCGACGACGAACGACGAGGAGCTGCGTGGCTTCGCCGTCGACGCCACCGCCGCCGTCGAGTCCTACACCTACCGGCACTGGGTCAAGGGCGCCGGGCAGACAGTGCTCATCTCCGGCGGCACCGGGCCAGCCATCCTGCTCCCCATCGACACCGCATCGGTCACCACGGTCGTCGAGCAGGGCGTCACACTCACGTCGGGCACCGACTACGTGTTCGACCCGAAGGGCAGTGTGCTGCAGCGGATCTGGTCCCCGTTCTATGGCCGGTACTGGTATCCGGGCACCCTCAACATCTCCGTGACCTACGTGACCGGCGGCGCGACCGTCCCGTCCGATGTCCGCCGCGGAGCCCTCGAGCTGATCCGGCACCTGTGGGAGACCCAGCGCGGCGGACAGACCCCGATCCTGGGGGCCGGTGGCGTGACCGAGTGGGATCCGCGGTCCGCGTACTCGATGCCGATGCGGGTCAAGGAGCTACTTGACCCGCATGTGCTGTCCGGGTTCGCGTGAGCGCCCCGGCCGCCTTCGACTACGTCGACGGTGTGTACGCGACCCTGCTGGCGATGGCCTCGACGACGTGGACCGTCTACAACGGCAACAGCCCGGCCGGGGACGTCCCGCAGACCTACATCGTGGTCGGGGCTTCCGAAGCCGGGGACGTGCTCAGCCTCAGCCAGGAATGGCACGGGATCGGCTATCAGGCGGACCGGTCCGAGGCCGGGATCCTGCGGTGCGTCGTCGCCTCCTGGGACGGGGACGCCACCTTGACCGCGACCGTCCGGAACCGGATCCGGGACGCCCTCGCCGACCTGGCCTCGGCGATCCAGCAGACCGCCACCACCGCCGGGATCGAAGGCCACATCACCAACGTCGCCCTGGCCAGCGCCGAAGCCTCATCCGGGGTGCAGTACCGCGCCGACGTCGAGCTCTCCTACACCGCCCTGCTGACGACCTGGCCCTGACCGGAGGAACCGTGAAGATCCGCAACGTCTGGTACGAGCCGCTGGACCTCGTGCTCGAACGGGGCCTCGTTCGAGTTCATCCCGATGAGGTGGTGGATGTTCCCGACGAGTGTGAAGACCTCTTGACCGCACGCGACGGAACCATGTGGGCCCTCGCCGACAAGGTCGCCCGCAAGTCAACCAAGGAGGGCTGATCTGTGGCCATCGGCTCCGGTCTAGGTTCGCAGTTCATGTTCAAGAACGAGTCCGCCTACGGGACCCGTGTCGTCCCGGACCACACCATCAAGACCACGGCTCAACTTGTCGATCCGAACAAGGTCCGAGCCCAGTCCACGGGTCTTCAGTCCGGGGCGATCGGTCCCTTGGGCGACCATTACGTGGACACCAACGAGGATGGGAACTCGACCTTCGAGTTCGAGTGCGAATCCAAGGGCATCGGCCTGCTATTGCAAGCCCTGATGGGCACCACGGTAACCCCCGCCTTGCTGACCGGTTCCGCCTATTCGCAGACCCATACCTTCGCGGACCCTGTTGGAAAGTCTCTGACCTTGCAGCAGGGCGTCCCGATCCGCGCTGGCGGCACTGGGAAATGCGAGGAACTCAACGGCGCCCGCTGCACATCGATGGAGTTCACCATCGGTGCCGGTGGGTTCCTGCACGCATCCTCGGTGTGGGACGGGCACCAGTACGACGAGACCCAGACCCTGGCCACCCCCTCATACTCGCTCAGCCGACCATTCACATTTCGGGACGGTACCCTCAAGACCGGGGTCTTCAACTCTGAGGTAGCGCTGACCGGCAGCGTGCGCTCCATGTCCGTAAAGATTGAACGCCTGCTGGACACTGCGGACTTCACCCTCGGTTCGCAGTTCAAGCAGGAGCCGGTCCTGAACGGCCTGGGCATGATCACCGGGACGATCACCTCCGACTTCACAGCCGCATCAAAGGCTGCGATTCAGGACCTGTCCCTGTCGAACACCCCGACATCACTGGTATATGACTTCGTCGGGGCGGCAGCCACCGGCTGGTCGGTGATTTCCGGAACCACCTATCCCGAGTTCAAGATCGTGGTCCCGTCGGCGTACTTCGACGCTAGCACTGCCAACCCCAACGGCCCGGCGGAGATCACCGCCTCCTATAACTGGACGTGGCGGTACGACGGCACGAACATGCCGTTCATCTACGTCGTGTCCTCGGATGCGACGCTATGAGCGTCTGGGAGATCACAGTCAAGGACGGCCCCACCCTGCTGTATGACTCCGCCGCCCTGACCCTCGGTGAGCACTTCGACCTGAAACGGCTGGAGAAGATCACCATCGCGCAGCTGGAGGAAGGCTTCCGCGCGCAGGACCCGGCCGCGTGGCGGTTCGTCTTCTACCTGGCGCACACGCGGGCCGGAATCGACCCCGGGCCCTACGGGGAGATCGACTTCGCCTGGCGGGACCTGACCATCGTCGAGATCCCGCCCGAGCCCGAGCCGGAGGAGACGGACCCGGACCTCCCTACTGGGCCGGTCACGGCCTCCGAGCCGATGACTGGCGAAGCGACCCCGAGCGAGTAGCGCAAGCCTACGAGCCGGTGTTCCGTCACCTGTTCGGCCTGGGCACGCAGGACATCCTGCATTGGACCGTCCAGACCTACCAGGACCATCGGGCCTTCGCCGACGCATGGCTGACCCGCAACGGCATGAAGATCGGCTGATAATGCCACGGTGATGTGTGACTTGACAAACCCAACTGTTATATGGCAGGTCCGGCCATGCGCGCCGAGCCGGACTAGCCTTCGCGCATGGCGAAACGGGTGGTCGTCTTCCTCGACTGGCAGAACGTCTATAAGTGCGCCCGGGAGTCGTTCCACACGGAGGAAGCCCCTGGGTATTGGGGGCAGGTCAAGCCGTTGGAACTGGCGCAGGTCATCGCATCCCAGGTGTCAGACGGTGAGCTGAAGCAGGTTCGTGTCTATCGCGGCCTGCCTAGCAACGAGAAGAACCCGAAAGGCTACGGGGCTGTACGCAAACAGACTTCCGTGTGGAAGTCTGCGGGGCCGGCGATGGTCGACGTGTTCGTGAAGCCTCTTCAGTACCTCGAAGGCGAGCCGCCCCGCGAGAAGGGTGTCGACGTCGCCTTGGCCATCGACTTTGTGACGATGGCCATCCGCGATCAGTACGACATCGGCGTGCTGTTCTCCGTCGACACCGACCTGAAACCGGCTCTCGACTTCGTTTACGAGTTGAACGGAACCGCCCTGCCGTGGCCGAGGGTGGCTGCCTGGGATGGGCCCAACCACCACCGACGGTGTATCACTGCCTCGGGCAAGCGCAAGGTGCCTTGTTGCTGGGTTTCGACCACCGACTACTACAAGTTGCGTGACCTGACCAAGTACGTGGAGTAGCGACACAAAAAAGCCCGGCCAGTGCGGACGCGAACGTCCGGACGGCCGGGAGCAGTGATTCGAGTATCGGCAGGGGTTGACCCCAAGTCAACTTACGTGGCCTAGTCACACGCCTGTAGTTAGGCACACCGGTCGCGCCCTGGCTATCTACACTAGTGGACCGGACGGGTGCTGCACCCGCTCGGAGGTGGGCCAAACACCTCCTGGCTCTGAGCCCCGGCCCGTGCGGATGAGGACGGCGCGCTAGCTGCGAGCCGTCCTCATCCCTGGGGGGCACCGGGGCCGATCTGGGGCTGTACTAGAGACACCCTGAACTCGATCGTTGCCATCCGTGGCTGTTGTTCCGTCGAGGCGACGAACGTGTACGGGCCTACTGGAAGAACAAGGCCCGTAAGCGGCACGACGAGTGGGATAACCCCGCTATCGCCGGGGTCCGCCATTGGACCCGGGGCAGCCCGAAAGCCGATCCGCACACCGGGGAAACCGGGGAACGCACGACCGTCGACATCGTGCAGCTCGATAGAAACGATCTGATCGACCTGGATCTCAACTGGTTCCAGCCGCAACCCCAGCACCAACACGATGGACAGTTGGCTGTCAGGTGCCGCGAGATAGACGTGGTTCAGGCCTCCACCGAGGATGTTCAACTTGCCGTCAGTGAGGTTTGCTGCGTCAGCAAGCAGTGCTGCTACGACGTCCATGTGTTACAGTGTACCACATGGACGGGGACGACCTCTTCGACCCACTCGCGCTAGATCCTGAAGATCCGTTCGAGATCGACGAGGGCAATGAAGCCAAGCTCTACGGCCATCCCCCATTCGGCCCAAGCGACGTCTATGACGTCTACTTCGGGGCGCCGCTCTTCTATGAATACACGGGCCAGGGCTCGGCTGAGTGGTTGATGGTGGGCGAGGTCCCAGGCGGCTTTCCCGAGCCCTCCCCGGCCCGGTTTCCAGTGGTCTTGCGCGTGGCGCTTTGCCGATCAGGAACCCAGGGAAAGTGTCGTCCCGTCTCAATAGTGGAGGCTGGCGTCAATCTACGTACCCGGTACCTTGAGGAACGATGACGAGACGAGTTGAGGACATGACTGAGATTGATCGTGACGAGATCGACGAGGGGTCCGTCGGACGCATGGTGCGCCCGCCCGCCACGCGTCTTTCCGCACATGTCCCGGTGCGGTTCCCTCCGGCGCTGATCCAAGACATTCGCGTCATGGCGGAGCATGACCGCAAGACCGTTTCGGCGTGGATCCGAGATGTTGTAGAAGCCGAGGTCAAGCGTCGCCGGCCGAGGCCAGTGACCACAGGCGTGGGGATCAGGTTTGACGTTGAGCATGTCCCATCAACGTTCGAAACGACGAACGGCCTCGAAAAGCGCGAACCAATCTCCGCCTGATACGTGGAGGCCCGGTGCAATGGAGCGACCCAAGCGGGACATGGATGAGCGCGTGAACCTGCCGCTTGATCCCGAAGTGGCAGTGCGCGCTCTGCTAGAGACCGAGCCCGTCGACGACAATGACGCGGACGAGGACGCTCCTACTGCTCCATGAGTGGCTTGTAGGTGAGCCGTCGCCCACCGACCTGGCCGACCAGCAGGCGGGTGCGCTCGTCGTCGGTCAGCTTGCGGGTGGAGTAGCGGCAGTCGAACTCGGCCAGGTAGCGGTCGAGGTGCTCGCGGCTGACGTGGTGGTGGGTGCCGTCGATGCTGCGCTTGAGCTGGGAGAAGTAGCCCTCAGCCGCGTTAGTTGACACGCCCTCGCGGACATACTCGCCCGCCGAGTGGTCGACGGTCTCGTGCGCCGAGAACTGTGGCCCCGCGAGCCGGTAGCCGGACCAGGCGTCGGTGTGCAGCACGGACTCGGCTGGGTCGACGTGTTCTTCGATTGCCTTGCGCAGCGTCATGCCGTCCACGTCTGGCACGACTCGGGAGCGCACCTCGCCGGACTCTGGGTGGATAAGGGAGAACACGGCGGTCTTGGTCCGGGTGCTGCGTCCACGGTTGGACGGGTCCCGGTCCTTGGCGTGCTTGTTCTTCTCCTTGCCGCCCACGAACGTCTCGTCCGCGACGATGGTCCCGCGGAGCATTCCCGCCAGTGGCTCCCGCTTCATGGCCTCGCGGATGCGGTGAACCATGAACCAGGCGGTCTTAGCGGTCATGTCGTACTTGCGCTCGACCTCGCGCGCTGACACGCCGTTCTTGCTGGCGCACATCTCGAACACCACGAACAGCCAGGTACGGACCGGGATCTTGGTCCCGTGGAAGATCGTGCCCGTGAGCACCGAGAACTGCCTGCGACAGCTTTTGCATTTCCACACCCGACGCTGCGAACCTGAGCCTGTGCGGGTCTTGCGCTGCACACCGTTCGCGGGGGCCAGGTAGTACGCGCCGAAGTTGCCACAATGCGGGCACACTGGCGAACCATTCCAGCGCAGAGTCTCTAGGAACTGGTACGCCTCAGCCTCGGTGCGAACCCGGTTCGCCAGCGTCACGATGTTGATCTCGTTCATGCAACCTATTGTCCATCGGAGGCGATGGGTTTGTCAAGTCACACATCACCAATGCCACTAGAACTGAGCCGCGACCAGGCCAAACTGCGGGCCCTGCAGCTGCGGCTGAAAGAGGCCGGGGCGCGGGGTCTGACCCGCGAGTTGAACACATCGCTGCGGGTGGTCGGAGCGGAGATCGTCGAGGCCGAGAAGCACGCTGCGGAGCGCCTACCGGCGTCGGGGAAGGCCGACACCGGTCTGCGTGGGCTCATCGCGGGTGCCGTGAAGTCCCGTATCTCCCGATCCAAGACCAGCCCCGGCGTGTCGGTGTTCGTTCCCCGTGGAGTGATCCCTGGCTGGAAGAACCCGGCCAAGGACCTGAACTCTCGGGGCTGGCGGCATCCGGTGTTCGGGAACAAGAGGGTCTGGGTCGTAGAGAGATCCGACACCGGATGGTTCATGCGAACCGCGCGGGCGTTTCGGCCGGAGGCCCGCAGGAAGATCGAGGAAGCAGTCAACCGGGTCGGTCGCAAACTCACCGGACACTGAGGAGGTGAACCATGCCGGTTGAGGACATCATCTGGAACCTGATCGCCAACGACAAGGCCTCGGCCAAGCTCCTCAAGGCCTCCCTCGCGTTCGGTGTGATCGGCCTGGCGGTGGAGAAGTTCGCGAAGGACTCCGTTAAGCAGTACGAGTTGTCCGAGGCCGCGCAGACCCGCCTGACGTTCGCCTACGACAAGTTCCCGAAGGCCGCCGATGTCACCCTCTCGTCGATGATCAAGTTGTCGGAGGCGACGCAGCAGAAGACCATCTACGACCACGAGGCCACGCAGTCCGCCGAGGCGTTGCTGCTCCGGTTCAACCTGACCGGTGACCAGATCGAGAAGTTGATTCCGCTGGTGCAGGATTATGCGTCCGCGCAGGGCATCGACCTGGTGGACGCGGCCACGAACGTGGGTAAGGCGCTTGAGGGCAATGCCCGTGCGCTGAAAGCCATCGGCATCAACTTCCACGCCACCGGTGATACGGCGAAGGACTACGCCACCATCCAGGCTGATCTGACGGACAAGGTTGGCGGGTTCGCCGAGAAGCAGGGCAAGGACGCCGCCTCCCAGGCGATCATCATGCAGCACAACTTCGCGGACCTGGAGGTCCAGGTCGGCTCGCTGCTCGTCCCGGCGATGCTCGCGCTGGTCGGCGTCGTCAACCCGATGGTGAAGGACTTCAACGCGCTCCCGCCGCCGGTGAAGGACGCGGCCCTGGCTTTCGGCGCTTTGGTCCTGACGACCACCCTGGTGGTTCCTCGCATCGCCGCAGCCAAGGCCGGCCTGGAGACGCTGGGTTGGACCGCCGGGTCGCTGAAGGGCAAGCTGGCAGGATCTGCCGGGCTGATAGCCGGGATCACGCTGCTGGGGTTCGCATTGTCGAAGATGGGCGACGACTCGCAGCAGGCCACCGGACTCGTTGATGCTTTCGCCAGCGGCAGCACCAACGATAAGCTCAAGGCCCTCGCCGACCAGCTGGGTGAATTCCCGGACGCGTACTCGCGGACCTGGAAAAATTCGATCCAGTCGATGACGCACAGCACCGACGTGCTCAAGCAGCTCGGCGTTAGCGTCGGGGACGTGCAGGCCCACCTGGATCTGTCCGAGCCGTCATGGCAGAAGTACCGGCAGACCCTGCTCGATGCCTCGGATGCGGCCGGGAACAACGGGTCCACCACGGGACTCCTCGCGGACAACCTGGACCGGGCTAGGTCTGCGCAGCAGGCCGTGGACAAGGCCACCCGTGACGCGATCCCTCCGATCGTCTCAGCGACCGACGCCGTGTCCCTCTACAACGCGTCGCTGGTGCAGCACACCAAGGACCTGTGGGCGGGCGTGAAGGGCTTGGAGGGACAGAAACTCGCCGCCTATGACGCGGCGGACGCGGACGCCGCAGCGAAGAAGGCGATCAAGGACCTGGGCAAGGGGACGCATGAGTCCTCCCAGGTGGTGCGGGACTCGATGCGCACCATCATCACCGCCGCGTCCGACGCCGCCGCGAAGTACACCGATGCCGGCAAGTCCAACCACGCCTATCTGGGCGAACTCGAACATCTGCGGGCGAAGACTGCCCCCGGCTCGGCGCTGCGTAAGGCACTCGACGCCTACATCGCGCAGGTCGAGAAGCTCAATAGGACCGTCACGACGAACGTGAAGATAAACCTCAACGGTCACACCATGACCACCTCCCAGGCCACCGCATACCTTTCCAAGACCCACGGCAACGCCGCGGGAGGTTACGAGCACTTCGCGTCCGGCGGGTTCACCTGGGGTGAGTACGGCACCGAGGCTGCCGATATCCGCGGCGGGGTGATGCGGATCTACTCCGCGCCGCAGACCCAGGCCATGGACAAGGGCATGAGCAACCAGCGTCCCATCCAGGTCAATCTGGTAGTGGCCGGCCAGACCCTCGCCGGGGTGCTGTTGAAGATCCAGCGTGACGGCACCCCGATCCTGCTGCCGACGTGACGAACTACACCGAGGCCACCAAGGTCGAGATCAGCTTCGGCACGTTCTTCGGCACCCCCACATGGAACGACGTGTCCCAGTACGTGCGGGTGACCGACAACCAGATCAACATCATGCGGGGACGGTCAGAAGGGCAGTCACAGATCAGCCCCGGGGAGTGCTCGCTGACGATGGACAACCGGGACGGCCGATTCACCGCCGGGAACACCTCCAGCCCGTACTGGCCGAACGTGAAGATCGGCAAGAAGATCCGGGTCACGTCCCTGTTCTGGATCAAGA